TTGAGATTTTACTTTTCGGTTACAGTGTAGATGCTGGGCCGGTACAAGTAGTGGATTTCGCTTGTGGCGAAAAAATACCTAAAGAAATACAGCAAGCGATTTTAGATAATAATGTTACCAAATGGGCATTCAATGCGCAGTTTGAACGGATTTGCTTATCTAAACACTTTGGTATTCACCTAGAACCTGATTCTTGGCGTTGTACGATGGTATGGTCTGCGTATCTTGGACTTCCTCTATCTTTGGAAGGGGCAGCAATTGTAACAGGAGCAGATAAGAAAAAGCTGACAGAAGGTAAAGAGCTCATCCGATATTTTTCAGTTCCATGCAAACCAACAGGGGCGAATGGTGGTCGTACACGAAATTTACCTGAACATGCTCCAGAGAAGTGGAATAGCTTCAAAGAATATAACCTTCGAGACGTTGAAGTTGAACTTTCCATACAGGCAAAGCTTCAGAAGTTCCCTATGCCAGAAGAGGAGTGGCAGAACTATATTCTAGACCAGCAGATTAATGATCGAGGTATTCAATTGGATTTAGACTTGGTAAGGAAGGCTATCCAGTGTGATGAACAAACCCGAGAAGAGTTCACAAGCCGACTAAAAGAGCTTACTAATCTTGAAAATCCAAACTCAGTGACCCAGATGAAAACCTGGCTATCGGAAAGTGGTCTGGAAACGGATAGTCTTGATAAGGCGTCAGTTAAGGCACTATTAAAGGAAGCTCCAGATCACCTGAGTGAAGTGCTGGAACTGAGGCAACTGCTAGCAAAGTCCAGTGTAAAGAAATACACCGCTATGGAAAATGCAGTATGTGCTGATGGAAGAGCACGTGGTCTATTGCAGTTTTATGGTGCCAATCGAACCGGCAGATTTGCAGGGAGGCTTATACAAGTTCAAAATCTTCCGCAGAACCATTTGCCGGATCTGGAGCAGGCGAGAAGGTTAGTTAGAGGTGGTCATTTTGAGGCCTTGGAATTATTGTACGATTCTGTTCCAGGGGTTTTGTCCGAGTTAATCCGTACCGCCTTTGTTCCAAAGAAAGGATATAAGTTTATTGTTGCTGATTTTAGTGCAATTGAAGCTAGAGTAATTGCTTGGCTTGCTGGGGAGACATGGAGAAATGAAGTGTTTGCAAATGGCGGAGACATTTATTGTGCTTCAGCATCGCAAATGTTTAATGTTCCTGTTGAGAAGAATGGCGTTAACGGACATTTAAGGCAGAAAGGTAAGCAGGCAGAACTGGCTTGTATAGCACATAATAGTCTTGTGTTAACGGATAAAGGACTTGTTCCAATTCAAGATATTACAACAAAACATAAATTGTGGGATGGTGAAGATTGGGTAAAACATGATGGTGTCATTTCAAAAGGTGAAAAGGAGGTTATAACTTATGGAGGACTTACAGCTACAAAAGACCATCTTGTATGGGTCAAAGGGAAATCGAGGCCAATACAATTTGGAGAAGCTGCCACCTGCAAAGCACATCTCATACAAACCGGAAATGGTAGGAGAGCAATACGGCTGGGTGAAAATAATAAGTGCACAGAAAAGATGGAATGCAAAGATGAATCATTGCTATGTCCTAACACAATGCACAGGTTGTCACAGTATACAGTGGCAAAATTTAAACAGCTTAAAATCTGGAAAATCAAAAGGCTGCCAGAGATGCTCTCAACAAAGGAAGATACCTTTGTGGCTACAGAAAAGACTTGCTGCCGCAAAGCAGCGTTGCGAGAATCCAAAGGCAAGGAATTACCATTTATATGGGGGAAGGGGTATAAAATTCAATTTTCCCTCAGTTCTCAGTGCGGGGATATGGATATTGAAAAATGTAGAAAATGTACGCCAAGATTTAGAGATGGACAGGATAGACAACGACGGAAATTACGAAAAGGGCAATATTCGTTTTGTTCCAAGAAGTATAAATCAAGCCAACAGAAGAATATCAGTAATCCCAGATTTCAAACAAGAAAATTGGCCCTATGCAAGAAGTGTTGTTACAAGGATGATATCCAATGGCATGACAAGAGAAGAAATTATAGCATCAGCAGAAATGGCAGTTATAGAACAGAGAAAGAACTGGAGATTAATCCAAGCAAGGTTAGAGTTTATGACATATTAAATGCAGGTAAGAATCATAGATTTACTGTTTCAAATGTGTTAGTTCATAACTGTGGCTATGGAGGGTCAGTAGGTGCATTAAAAGCAATGGGTGCACTTGACATGGGTCTTACCGAAGAAGAATTAAAACCGCTAGTCTATGCTTGGAGGAATGCAAATCCTAATATTGTTAGACTTTGGTGGGATGTTGATAAAGCAGTTAAAAGTAGCATTAAAAAAAGAACTACCATAACAACTCATGGCATTGAGTTCATTTATCAAAGCGGAATTCTATTTATTAGGCTGCCAAGCGGCAGAAGACTTGCATATGTAAAACCACTTATTGGAGAGAACAGGTTCGGTGGCGAGTCTGTTACCTATGAAGGTGTTGGCAGCACTAAAAAGTGGGAACGGATAGAAAGTTATGGTCCTAAGTTTGTAGAAAATATTGTCCAAGCAATAAGCCGTGATATTTTAGCAGAAGCAATGCTTAGATTAACTGTCCATGGATTTGAAATTGTTATGCACGTTCATGATGAGGTGGTTCTTGAAGTTCCAGTAGGGGAATCTTCTATAGAAGAAGTATGCAGGATTATGAGTGAAACACCAACATGGGCAGAAGGATTGATTCTTAATGCTGATGGCTTTGAGTGTGAATTTTATAGAAAAGATTAAGGAACAAAAGGAATAAAAATTTTTCAAGTTTAGGGGTTCGATTATATTCAGTTTTTCGCTTATAGGCAGAGGGATATTTCCTCAATAAATTTAACGGAGGTATTCGTATGAGCGAAATACAAATTTTTAAAAATCCAGAGTTTGGTGAAATTAGAACCATTGAAGAAAATGGCAAGGGATTATTCTGTGGGAAAGACATAGCGAATGCTCTTGGATATGACCAACCTCATAAGGCAGTAGAGCGTCATTGTAGGTATGGTATGAAATGTACCGTACCTCACCCACAGTCAAAAGATAAGACAATTGAAATGATATTTATTCCTGAAGGTGATGTTTATCGTCTTATAACACACTCTAAATTACCTGCTGCAGAGCGTTTTGAAAAGTGGGTTTTTGATGAGGTTTTACCTTCTATTCGTAAACATGGAATGTATGCAGTTGATGAACTACTTTCTAATCCTGACCTTTTTATTTCAGTTTTACAAGATTTAAAGGCAGAGCGTGAAAAGAAACAGGCATTAGAGCTGGAGGTTGCACAAAATAAGCAAATTATTAGTGAACTTCAGCCAAAGGCAAGCTATTATGACCTTATTTTACAAAACAAATCCATAATGCCAATCAGTAAAATTGCTAAAGATTATGGAATGTCAGCAAAGAGAATGAATGCTTTACTTCATGAATTAGGGATTCAGTATAAGATGGGCAAAACATGGCTTTTATATCAAGGATATGCAGACAAAGGATATACCCAATCAAGAACTTATGCTATTGATGTGGACAAGAGTGCACTGCATACTTACTGGACCCAAAAAGGGAGGTTATTTCTTTATGACATTTTAAAAAATAGACTTGGTATTCTTCCTGTCATTGAAAGAGTTGCAATATAAAAGGAGGAAATTTCCAATGAAAGAACAGATAGATAATAAGATAATAGAGCCAAATCAATGGGTTTATGTGATTGAAAAAGGTAAAAATCAATTGAAAGTGGGGGTTACAACGGATTTGGATTCTCGTTTGAAGATGTTAGAAAGATTGGGTGGGTTTCATATTTTAAGGAAACAAATATTTGGGCCGTTTCATAATGGATACCAAGTAGAAAATGAAATTCATAAATGTTTGAATCCTTATAGTTTAATTGGGGAATGGTTTTCTGTTGATTATGAATATGCTGTATCTATTGCTACAGTTGTTGCTGGTTGTTCTGGTAATACAAAAGAACTGAAGGCCCCAAAAGAACCAAATTATGAAGAAGTACTGGATTGGCTTTTTACTCTTCCAAAGGATGTAGTTAGTATAAAAAATATTTTGGATGATGCATCATTTAGACTTTTTCAAGATAAAAATGGAGTAGTTTGGCTTGAGCATGATGATTATGGGATTTTTATTCTTGATTTTTTAGATGCATTTATGAGAACCACTGGAAGTGAATATGCAAAGGAGGAAAAATGCTATGATCATAAGTAAATTTAATTCCGAAGGCTATCATGATCCTACTCCTTATGCTGCAATTACTAATGTTATTAAAGAGGAGAAGGCAGAAAGAAATTCTGCCTTTAAACCTCTTGTATATATTTGTTCTCCTTATTCAGGGGATATTGATATAAATGTAAAAAAGGCACGAACTTTCTGTAGGTTTGCACTGGAGAAAAATTGTATTCCTCTTGCTCCTCACCTGCTATTTCCTCAGTTTATGGATGATGATATTCCACAGGAGCGGGAACTAGCTATGTTTATGAATATGGTTTTACTCGGTAAATGTAATGAACTATGGGTATTTGGTGACACCATTTCAAAGGGGATGGCACAGGAAATTGAAAAAGCAAAGAAACGTAAACAGTTAATCAGATATTTTAATGAGAAGTTACAGGAGGTTGACAGTTTATGAAAATTGCAATCGGTAACAGCCGGATGGATAAAAAATGGAAGAACAAAGACATAACATGGGAGGATTTCATTGCCCGAGTGGGGTCTACCATACGAACAACAGAAACAGTATCTGAATTTCGCAAAATGAGTCGTGCCAGGCAGGATGCAATAAAAGATGTGGGTGGATTTGTGGGAGGAGCTCTTCGTGAAGGAAAACGCAGAAATGGTTATGTCCTCTCCCGCTCCCTTCTGACTTTAGATATGGACTATGGCAAACCAGGGGTTTGGGATCAAATTGAAGCGTTACATGATTTCAAATGCTGCATCTATTCTACCCATAAACATACACCAGATTCACCGCGATTAAGACTTATTATTCCACTTAAAAGAGAAGTAACAGAGGATGAATACCCGGCCCTTGGTCGGATGGTTGCAAAGGAGATTGGGATTGATTTATTTGATGACACCACTTATGAACCTTCAAGACTAATGTATTGGCCATCTACACCATCAGATGGAGAATTTGTCTTTAAAGAAAAAGACGGTGAACTATTGGACCCAGATATCTATCTTTCAAAATATGTAGATTGGCGAGATACTTCCATGTGGCCTGTATCCTCAAGACAATCGGAGGTCGTACAAAGGAAAATAACTAAACAAGCAGATCCCTTAAGTAAAGAGGGGGTTATAGGGGCATTTTGCAGAGCCTATACCATTGAAGAGGCTATCGAAACTTTTCTGGTGGATGTATACGAGCCAAGTACTATGAATGGCCGATTTGATTATATTCCAGCTGATTCTTCAGCAGGCTTGGTAATCTATGACGGTAAATTTGCCTATAGCCATCATGCCACCGATCCAGCCTGTGGAATGCTGCTTAATGCTTTTGATTTGGTTCGAGTGCATAAGTTTAGGGACTTAGATGAAAAGGTAGCAGAAAATACACCGCCTAGTAAACTGCCCTCTTTTAAAGCCATGACAGATTTGGCATTAGAGGATGAACGGGTAAAAGAGCAGTTTACAGAGGAAAGAAAGGCTCAAGCTGAAAGAGAGTTTGTTGATGAAGATTGGGAAAAGCAGCTGGAGCTTGATAAGACTGGAACAGTAAAAAATACCCTAAGAAATTTGATTTTGATACTTGAAAATGATCCCAATCTAAAAGGCATAGTATTTAACCAGCTATCGGATAGTCTTGAAATTAAAGGTGAGGTTCCTTGGTCACATCCATCTAAATTTTGGAGAGATGCAGATGATGCCCAGCTAATCAGCTATATTGACACCCATTACGGGACCTTCTCTGCAAGAAACTATGATGTAGCAATAGCAAAGGTCGCTGATGACAGATCTTATCATCCGATTCGGGAATTTATTGAGGCTCTTCCTGAGTGGGATAAGGTACCTAGAGTAGATACATTGCTAATCGATTATCTAGGTGCATCAGATACCCCATATGTTCGAGCTGTGACAAGAAAAACTTTATGTGCAGCTATTTCTCGTGTACTGACTCCAGGTATCAAGTTTGATTCCATGTTGGTTTTAAATGGTCCGCAGGGAGTTGGAAAAAGTACCCTTATAGCAAAATTAGGTGGAGACTGGTTTTCTGATAGTTTGAGTTTATCAGATACCAAGGATAAGACCGCTGCAGAAAAGTTACAGGGTTATTGGATTTTAGAAATTGGAGAACTGGCTGGACTGAAAAAAGCAGAAGTGGAAACACTTAGAAGCTTCTTATCTCGCCAGAATGATATTTACAGGGCCAGCTTTGGCAGAAGAGCTACTCCTCACTTAAGACAATGTGTCTTTTTTGGTACCACTAATGCTGAAAAAGGCTATTTGCGGGATACCACAGGAAACCGTCGCTTCTGGCCAGTAAAAACTCCGGGAAATGGTACAAAAAAGTCATGGCAGTTAGAGCGAGATGAAATTCTGCAGATATGGGCTGAGGCTCTTACCTATGTGAAAGCTGGAGAAAAATTGTACCTTGATGCCAGTCTTGAGAAACTTGCAAAAGAAGAACAGCGGGAAGCTATGGAATCTGACGAGCGTGAAGGCCTGGTACGAGAGTACCTTGATATGCTATTACCTGAAGATTGGGACACCATGGATTTATATGAACGACGAGCATATATCAATGGAACTGAGTTTGGTGAAAGCAAGAGAGTTGGTGTTTGGAAACGAAAATCGGTTTCTAATATGGAAATCTGGTGCGAATGCTTTGGAAAGGATCGAGCTAACCTTCGAAGAGTGGATGGCAATGAGATATCAGCTATTATGGCAAGTATTGGAGGTTGGACAGGTCTTGTGAAAAAAGAACGTATCCCGCTTTATGGACCACAGTGGGTTTATGTTCCAAAAGAATGATTTAGTTTGGAACACATGGAACAATTTTTTCCCTGGAACAAATTTCACCTGTTCCGGTGGAACAAAAACAGTCTTTTGGTACACCTCATGGGAACAGGAGGTAACCCCTTGTGTAGCAGTCTACTTTATTACCTCTGTTCCATTGTTCCAAAAGTTATTATTAAAAATAATTATAAAGATATAAATAAGAAATCGCATGCAGACGCGTATATACGCGCGTATAGAGACTTTTTGGATTTAGGGAACAAGGAGGTTCTATGAGAGAAAAATATATTGAGCAGAAATTAGAAAAAGCAGTGAAAAGTATGGGAGGACTCGCACTAAAGTTTATTTCACCTGGTTTTGATGGAATGCCAGACCGGTTGATTCTTTTACCGGGTAGAAAAATCGCCTTTGTAGAGGTAAAAGCCCCAGGTAAAACCTTAAGGCCTCTACAGGAAAAGAGAAAAAGACAGTTAGAAGCACTTGGGTTTTTGGTATTCTGTCTGGATTATATAGAACAGATTGGAGGGATACTTCGTGAAATACAAGCCTCATGAATATCAGGCTTATGCCACTGAGTATATCCTAAACCATCCCATAGCAGCAATCCTTCTAGATATGGGTTTAGGTAAGAGCGTCATAACCTTAACCGCTATATTCGATTTGACGTTGGACAGCTTCCAGGTTCGGAAGGTTCTTGTTATTGCACCTCTTCGAGTTGCAAAAGATACATGGTCTGCAGAGATTGAAAAGTGGGATCATCTAAAAGACCTTAAATACACCGTAGCAGTTGGCTCTGAGGTTCAGAGAAAAACAGCTCTTATGAAAAGAGCTCAAGTTTATATCATCAATCGAGAAAATGTGGAATGGCTAATCTCAAGAAGTGGAATTCCCTTTGATTTTGATATGGTAGTAATTGATGAGCTATCCTCTTTTAAATCGCATCAATCCAAGAGATTTAAAAGTTTAATGAAAGTCAGGCCAAAGGTAAATCGAATAGTTGGACTTACTGGAACCCCATCCGCCAATGGATTGATGGATTTATGGGCACAGTATCGTTTATTAGATATGGGGCAGCGATTAGGTAGGTTTATTGGTAGATACAGGGAGGATTATTTTGTACCAGATAAGCGTAATCAACAGGTGATTTTCTCCTACAAACCAAAACCGGGAGCAGAAGAAGCTATTTATAGGCTCATATCTGACATCACTATCAGCATGAAAGGGACAGACTACCTGAAGCTGCCAGAGATAGTTATAAACGAAGTGGATGTAAAGCTTTCTGAAAAAGAAATGAAAACCCTCGATACTATGAAGCGGGATTTAATTGCAACGGTTAAAGGTGAGGAAATTACTGCAGCAAATGCAGCAGTTCTTTCGGGAAAGCTCCTCCAGATGGCAAACGGAGCAGTCTATGATGAGCAAGGTACAGTTCTTCATATACATGACCGCAAGCTGGATGCACTGGAAGACTTAATCGAAGCTGCTAATGGCAAACCAGTTTTAATTGCTTATTGGTTTAAGCATGATTTGACACGAATACAAAAGCGTTTCGAGGTTGAGGTATTGTCCACCAGCGATTCAATCAAAAGATGGAATGATGGCCAAATCCCTATTGCAGTCATCCATCCAGCATCAGCAGGACATGGTTTGAACCTGCAGACAGGTGGTTCAACGCTTATATGGTTTGGTCTAACTTGGAGTCTAGAACTTTATCAGCAAACCAACGCCCGTCTTTGGCGGCAAGGACAAAAGGATACAGTAGTTATCCACCATCTGATTGCCAAAGGCACCATTGATGAGAGGGTTATGAAAGCTTTAAATGATAAAGATAGTACCCAGTCTGCATTAATTGATGCGGTTAAAGCTACACTAAGGGAGGTCTGATAAAATGAACATTGTCTGGCAATATTTAGATAAAAGAGCAGCGGCAATTAATGCCTTAAAAGATTACAGCAGCATGAAATATATCATAGAACATACCGATGAAGATATCGCCGCCATTCATGAACAGATGATTTCACCAACATCTCCAGTCCAAAACGGCATGCCTCCTACCCATGATCCAAAAGCAGGAGAAAAAAAGCTAATTTCCTACATTGATAAAATTGACGTATTAAAAGAACGCTATCGACAAGCATTAGAATACATGGAATGGTTTCAGCCAGCATGGGATGAATTAACGGAGGATGAGAGGTATGTGTTAACTGAATTTTATCTCAATGAAGAACAGAAACAGATTGATGCAGTTTATAATATCTGTGAACACTTTAACATCGAGCGCTCCTCTGCCTACAACAAGAAGAATCGAGCACTTCAGCATCTGGCACTGCTACTATATGGTAAGTAATGAGTAATATCTTGGACGATTTTACTCACAATCCATTATACAATGATAGTATGAAAAATTGCGAGAGCCTTTGCAGGAATCGCTGCGGGGCTTTTTCTATTGGTAAGGAGAATTGTTATATGCCAAGAAAACCAAAGAAGCCATGTGGTCATCCTGGGTGTCCTGCTCTTACTGATAACAGATACTGTGATGAGCATGCAAAACTATATGCAAATGAAAGAGGCAGTGCTTCACAGCGTGGCTATGACAGCAGGTGGAGGAAAACTAGAGCCAGGTTTTTAAAGGTTCATCCATTTTGCAATACTTGCAAATCGAAAGGCAAGCTTGTCAAAGCTACCGTTGTGGACCACATTGTTCCCCATAGAGGAGATGAAAAATTATTCTGGGATGAAAGCAACTGGCAGGCTCTTTGTAAGAGGTGTCATGATAAGAAGACAAGGAATAAGGATCAGCACCAGGAGTACAGTTACTAACCCCGATATAGGGGAGGGGCGGTCATAATCTCTACAAGATAGTGTTTCTAAGACCGCCGCCCCCCTTCGCGTGAAAAATCGCGAAATTCTAGGGCGGGGGTTAATGGGAAGTAAAGCAATGAAATCGCTGAAAATAAGCAAAATCAAGCACCTATGAAATCTTGTTGAAAACACAAGGTTTTAAGGTGTTTTTTATTACCCAAATTTGGAGGTGGGAAAGTGAAAAGAACGGAAGAAATGAAAATTATCGAGATAGACAAGCTCATCCCCTATCAAAATAATGCAAGGACCCATAGCAAGGAACAACTTCTAAAACTAAGAAGCAGCCTTCGTGAGTTTGGGTTTGTAAATCCGGTTTTGATAGACAAAGACTATAATATCATCGCCGGTCATGGCAGGGTTGCTGCAGCAAAAGCTGAGGGAATTACAGAAGTTCCCTGTGTTATGGTGGAGCATCTTACGGAAGCGCAGAAAAAGGCATATATTTTAGCAGACAATAGACTCGCTTTGGATGCGGGTTGGGACAATGAGCTATTAGCCATAGAATTTGAATCTTTAAAAGGTCTTAACTTTGACTTAAACCTTACAGGATTTGAAGCTGCAGAAATTGATGAGCTATTTTCAAATATTCATGATAAAGATGTGACTGATGACGATTTTGATGTGGATGCCGCATTAGCAGAAGAACCAATATCAAAGCTAGGGGATATATGGCTCTTGGGAAGGCACAGACTTATTTGCGGGGACAGTACTTTATCAGAAACCTATGGAAAACTCATGGAAGGTAAGAAGGCAAATCTCTGTGTGACCGATCCACCTTACAACGTCAACTACACAGCAGGTAAGGAAAACGAACGGGTTATTAAGAATGATAACCTGGATGATCAGAATTTTTATGAATTTCTTTTAGCAGCTTTCAAGAATATCTATAACTACCTTGATGATGGAGGAGCCGCTTATGTTTTTCATGCAGATACAGAGGGACTTAATTTTAGAAAAGCATTCAAAGACGCAGGTTTCAAACTATCAGGTGTGTGTCAGTGGGTAAAGCAGTCACTGGTGCTGGGCAGGTCAGATTATCAGTGGCAACACGAGCCAGTCCTCTATGGTTGGAAGCCAACGGGAAAACACAGATGGTATGGAGATAGAAAACAGACCACCGTATGGAATTTTGACAGACCTAAAAAGTCTGAACTTCATCCAACTATGAAACCGGTGCCGCTCATAGCGTATCCAATACAAAACAGCTCAATGTCAAACTGCATTGTACTTGAGCCTTTTGCCGGTAGTGGTTCTACCTTAATTGCCAGCGAGCAAACTGGTAGAATCTGCTATGCCATTGAACTTGATGAAAAATATGTGGATGTTATTGTGAAAAGGTACATTGAATATGTGGGTTCTGATGCACAGGTTTTTCTTATCAGAGATGGCGAGAAAATTCCATACAAAGAAGTAGAAAGAACTTAGTGGTCTCTTTATAAATGGGAAAAATGGTGTTTTAAACGCATTATAAACTTGATAATTCCTGTGGTTTGAGTGATATATGTAAGTACCAAAATCACAGGAGGGATTGAAATGGATAGAAAACAGCTTATAAAAGCATTAGAAGCAAAATATGGAGTAAAGGCAAAATATCTAGGCGCTCCAAGCTTTGCTTACGAATTTGCAATTAAAGAAAAAATCTGCACCATAGATAAGGAGGGAAGAATCTTGGTGGCAAGTGGACAGGAGCTTCGGGTGGAAGAACTTCTTAATGAAGCGGTTGAAACTGACAGTGAAAAAACAGAAGCTACAGTTGATACAACACAATTAGAAGAAAACACATCTGAAAACAAGTCAGAAGTTAATTCGAGTGAAGATGTTCTAACTTCAGAAACTATGAACTATGAACTGAAGCTTCCAATGGAAGGGCATAATGCAAAGACCTTTAGAAATCTCATTAACATGATATACGCTAAACAACCGCTGATTAAGAAGGCTCTTGGAACAGATGATGAGATATTAACAGAGCAATTTGTTCAAGATATTAACCAATTTCAAATGGAAACATTAGAAGAATTTCAAAATACCTTACAGCAAATTGAAAATTATAGCGGACAGGGGATTCAGTTTAATTTTGAAGAAAAGACATTTACTTTCAAACTAGAGATAGAACCGAACAAAGTAGATGCCGCCATTAACCTACTGGCTTTAGTCAACAAAAACGCACTGGCTCAGAATTATGCATCCTTTAAGGCAAAGCCTGTAACCAATGAAAAATACACCTTTAGAACTTGGCTCTTAAGACTTGGCATGATTGGGGACGAGTACAAAAAGGTAAGGAAAGAGCTTTTAAGAAACTTATCCGGAAATGGTGCCTTTAAGTCGCCAAATAAGGAAGGTGAAAACTGTGAAGCCTAAATGCAAATTAGTAGGTAAGGATGGGAACATTTTTAATCTCATGGGTATTGCATCAAAAGCCCTTAAAGAAGCAGGACTTAAAGAAAAAGCAGATGAAATGGTTCAGCGCATCATGAGTTCCAAAAGCTATGATGAAGCTCTTGGAATAATTATGGAATATGTGGATGTGGAGTAAAAAATAATCGCTGAAACCCTGTAATTTCAAGAGAAATGACTTGCTATTTATCCCTTTTAGAGTGATATATGTACATAACAAAAAACACACTGAAAGGGGATAAAACAATGGATAACAAGAATTTCTTAGAAAGAAGCATAGGGATCGAAATAGAACTAACTGGTATTACAAGAAACAAAGCAGCTAAAGTTATAGCGAAGCATTTAGATGGGGTAATTGAAAAGAAAAACGACGCTTACGACACCTACAAAATTACAGCACCTGATGGTAGGGTTTGGAAAGTGGTTTATGATGGTAGCATCCGAACCCAAAAGAAAGTAGGTGGTCAAAAGGTAGCCGCCTCTAAAGACTACAGCGTTGAGATAGTAAGCCCAATTCTTAACTACAAAAAAGACATTGAATCTTTGCAAGAGCTGGTTAGGGAGATTCGAAAGGCTGGGGGATTTTCTGAAAAGCAAAACTGCACAGGAATTCACATCCACCTAAACGGAGGAGATCACAGCCCAAGAAGCCTTAGAAACTTTATCAACATCATCTACTCAAGAAACGACCTACTTTACGATAGCCTACAAATTGAAGCTACAAGGATGGGGTATTGCAAGAAAATGGATGCAAGTTTGGTTGAAAGAATGAACCAGAGAAAACCTAAAAGCCTAGAGCAAATTGAAAACATCTGGCACGAAGGCTACGGTTCAAACAGAAACAGACACTACCACGAGAGTCGCTACCACTTCCTAAACCTACACAGCTTTTTCAACGGAGTGGGAACAGTTGAACTTAGGGGCTTTAACGGAACATTGCATGCAGGCAAGATAAGAAGCTACATTGTTTTGGCCCTTGCAATGAATCACCAAGCCCTCACCCAAAAGAGTGCAAGCAGCAAAAAGCCACAGATTGAAAACCCAAAGTTCTCAATGAGAACCTGGCTTAACAGAATTGGCCTTATAGGAGATGAGTTTAAAAACTGCCGAGAGCACCTTTGCAAGCACCTAAGCGGATCTGCAGCTTGGAGATTTCGAGACGCCGCGTAGGTAACACCTAGAAAAAAGCGGCGAACCTAACTGCCACAGAGGGGGAAACCCCTCTTAAGGTGGTAGAAGGTCCCTTAACAGAATAAAAGCCGACACAGGCGAACTCAGGGGCAAATCAGACCCTATTGAAAGGATGGATTGAGGATGAAAAGATTGTACGGTGCGTATGGTTCTAATTTGAACCTTGAACAAATGGCCTTTAGATGTCTTACAGCAAAAGTGTATAGCAAGGGATTTATCAATGGCTATAGACTACTTTTTAAAGGTGTACCTAAAAATGCATATGCAACCATAGAGCCTTTCGAAGGCAAGAAAGTGCCAGTGCTAATATGGGAACTGCAGGAGGAAGATGAAAAGGCTTTGGATTACTATGAAGGTTATCCTAGATTTTATGAGAAGGAAATACTAGAAGTTGAAATTGAAACGGGTGAAGTAATCAAAGTGATGGTGTATATCATGACCGATAAGGTTGAAGAAAGAATCAAATTAAATGAGCCTAGCCAGAGGTATTTAAAGTCGATATTTGAGGGGTATAAGACAGCAGAATTCGACACCAGAATCTTAGAAGAAGCATTAAAAGTCAGCACTTCCTCTGGAGGTGAAAACAATGGATAAATTTTTTAGCCAGAAATACTGCGATAGATGTGGTAAGGACTTAAAGGGTGGCAGAATAATGTCCATGTTCAACACTGATTGCATTTGCCTTGATTGCAAGGACAAAGAAAGATATGAAGCAGAATATCAAAAAGCAGTAGAGGCAGAGCGTGAGGAAATCAAGAAGGGAAATTATAACTTCAAAGGAATAAGAGGTTAAAAAACAATAATCCCATGTATTGCAGGAGAAGGGCCACAGGGCTCTTTTTCTTATTGGTAAATGGGGAGGTGATAGCATGGGGACAAGAGGAAGAAAACCAAAGCCTACCGCTCTTAAAGTTCTAGAAGGCAATCCAGGTAAAAGACCACTAAATGATAATGAGCCAAAGCCTGAAAAGAAAGCGCCCAAATGTCCTGCATGGCTTGAGCCTGAGGCTAAGAAAGAATGGAGGCGAATGGCGAAAATTCTAGAAGCTATGGGTATTCTAACAGAGGTTGATATGACGGCCTTTGCAGGATATTGTCAGGCTTATGCCAGATGGAAAGAAGCAGAGGAGTTTCTATCAAAGCATGGCACAATCTTTAAGACCCCATCGGGATATATTCAGCAGGTACCGCAGGTATCAATTGCTCAGACGTATCTTAAAATCATGAAAGACTTCTGCACCGATTTTGGGCTTACCCCTGCTGCAAGAAGCCGTATCAGAGTAGATATAGAAGAAGTAGCAAAGGGTGATCCAATGGCAGAACTACTAAAGGTTAAATATTAGAGGAGGTGGTTAAGATGCCTTACTCTGAAGAAAAAGCAAATAGAGTCATCCAGTTTATACAGCAGCTTAAACTTACCAAAGGGAAATGGGCAGGGCAGCCATTTAAACTACTTCCTTGGGAGATTGATTTAATTAAAAAAACTTTTGGTACAGTGAGAGAAGATGGTACAAGGCAGTATAGAACTGTATATGTTGAAATTCCTAAAAAATCAGGTAAAGCATTAGCCATTGATACCCCAATACCAACACCTGATGGCTTTACTACAATGGGAGAGTTAAAACCTGGAGATAAAGTATTTGATGAAAACGGAAAGATATGTAATGTTGTAGCCTGTACTGAGGTTATGTATGGTAGGCCCTGTTATGAAGTGTGTTTTTCTGATGGGAGCAGTATTGTTGCCGATGGAGAGCATTTGTGGCAAGTCAATGAATATAGACCTTATACAGCACCATACTATGAAACAAAAATATTGAAAACAGAAGATATGAAAGATAATATAAAACATAAAAATGGGTGCTACAACTATAGGATCCCTACTGCCGCAGCTTTAGATTTAGAAGAAAAGAAATTGATAATTCCGCCTTATGTATTAGGTGTTTGGCTGGCTGATGGAAATAGCTACAATGCAAGTTTTACTTGTAACATCAATGATTTGGAAATTGCCGATAAAGTTGTAGGCTATGGTGTGGAGGTTAGAGAGTGGAAATCAACTAATTCTGGGAGTGTTCATCTAGCATTTGGAAACGGGAATAGACGTCAATCTGATAGGAATAAATCATGGAATGCAAAAATGCGTAAAATGGGATTAATCTGTAATAAACACATCCCTAAAGAATACCTTAGAAGTTCTATAAATCAAAGGAAAGAACTACTAAAGGGATTAATGGATTGTGATGGTCACATAACTAAACAAGGTGAATGCGAATATATGACCGTTAGCAAAAGATTAGCTGAGGATGTGGCAGAACTTATTCGTAGCTTAGGGTTTAAATGTTCAATTAATGAAGGGAGAGCCACGCTAAACCAAAAAGACTGTGGACCTAAATATCGTATTAATTTCTTTTCATACAGGAGCAATCCTGTTTTTTATTTGCAAAGAAAAAGTAATAGATTAAAGAAAGACCCAATAAAACCCACTAAAAATTCCTTTAGGACAATTACAGCTATTAATGAAGTGCCATCTGTCCCAGTGAAATGTATCCAAGTAGATAGTCCATCAAGGCTTTATTTAGCTGGGAAATCTATGGTGCCTACACATAACAGTGAACTCGCCGCAGCCATAGCCCTTTATATGTTATGCGCCGATGGGGAATCCAACGCTGAGGTTTATGTAGCCGCATGTGACAGGCAGCAGGCCAGTATTATTTTCAACACCAGCGTCAACTTCGTTGAGGGAAATAAAACCCTTTCAAATGTAACTAAAACAGTAATGTCCACGAAAAGAATTGTCTATCCGAGAACAGGGAGTTTTTATCAAGTTCTAAGTTCCGATGTAAAATCAAAATCAGGCCTGAATGTTTCTTGTGTAATACTAGATGAGATTTGGACCTATCCTAATGCTGACCTTGCCAGGATGCTTACGACTGGTTCCGGTGATGCCAGAGAGCAACCACTATTTTTATACCTTACAACAGCAGGAGATAAGCTAAGAGGCTACGGCTGGGAGATGCACCAAAAGGCTAAAGATATTCTAAATGGCAGGAGAGTGGATGATACCTTTCTTCCAATTATCTATGGACTTGAAGAAGGAGATGACTGGGAAGATGAGAAGAATTGGTATAAAGCCAATCCTAGTCTAGGGCACACCATTCAAATTGAAAGAATCAGAGAGCACTTCCAGCAGGCAAAGCAAGACCCAGCAGAAGAAGCTCTCTTTAAACAATTAAGACTCAACATGTGGCTTAAGCAGAACATCAAGTGGATGCCTATGCAGACTTGGGAGAAGTGTAGTTACCCAGTTGACCCTGAAAAACTAGAAGGCAGAATTTGTTACGGAGGACTGGATTTATCCAGTTCTACAGATATTACGGCTTTTGTATTAGTGTTTCCACCTAATGAAGAAGATGATAAATACTATGTGCTTCCATACTTTTGGCTGCCAGAAGACACCTTGGACTTAAGAGTAAGAAGAGATCATGTTCCCTATGATATTTGGAAAAGAGAAGGATACCTTGAAACCACAGAAGGAAATGTCATACACTATGGCTTTATTGAAAAATTCATCGAGGATTTAGGAACTCGATTTAATATACAAGAAATCGCTTTTGACCGCTGGGGGGCAGTGCAGATGGTGCAGAACCTAGAAGGAGCAGGTTTTACAGTAGTACCGTTTGGACAGGGATTTAAAGACATGTCCCCACCAACGAAGGAACTGATGAAGCTGGCACTGGAAAAACGAATCGCCCACGGAGGACACCCAGTCCTTAGTTGGATGATGGATAATATTCATGTAAGAACAGACCCGGCAGGGAATATAAAGCCAGATAAGGAAAGGTCAACTGAGAAGATAGATGGTGCGGTGGCAATGATTATGGCGCTTGATAGAGCCATTAGAAATGAAGGGAGCACCAGAAGTGTATATGATGAAAGGGGGATATGGGGGATATGAAAATGCTTGAAAGATTTTTTAGGTCTAGAGATAAGCCAAGCAACAGCTTTTGGAACACAACCTACAGCTTTTTCTTTGGACCAACCACCAGTGGAAAAACAGTAAATGAAAGAACCGCTATGCAAACAACTGCTGTGTATGCCTGTGTGAGAATTCTTTCAGAAACACTGGCCAGTCTGCCCCTTCATGTATATAGGCATACGAATAATGGCAAAGAAAAAGCAATAACCAATCCTTTATACAGAATCCTTCATGATGAGCCAAACCCTGAGATGACTTCCTTTGTGTTTAGAGAAACGCTGATGGGTCATCTTTTATTATGGGGAAATGCCTATGCTCAGATTATAAGAGATGGCAGAGGAAGAGTTGTAGCACTTTACCCCTTATTACCTGACAGAATGGAAGTAGATAGAACCGCTACAGGGGAACTTTTCTATGAATACCAAAGTGACAAAGGTAAGGTTGTTTTAAGAAAAGAGGATGTGCTCCATATCCCAGGGCTAGGGTTTGACGGTGTGAAGGGCCAGTCCCCAATTGCAATGGCTAAAAATGCTATTGGAATGGCCATAGCAACTGAAGAATATGGAGCTAAGTTTTTCTCTAATGGAGCCAATCCTGGAGGTGTACTTGAACACCCAGGGGTTGTTAAAGATCCAAAACGTGTGAGAGACAGCTGGAATGCAGTTTATCAAGGCAGCAGCAATGCCCATAGGGTAGCAGTCCTTGAAGAAGGCATGAAATTTACACCTATTGGTATTCCGCCAGAACAAGCACAGTTTATCGCTACAAGAAAGTTTCAACTAAATGAGATAGCTCGAATTTTCAGGATACCACCCCATATGATTGGGGATCTTGAGAAGTCGAGCTTTTCTAATATAGAGCAGCAATCGCTGGAGTTTGTGAAATACACTCTTGACCCTTGGGTGGTCAGATGGGAGATGGCTCTGCAAAAGGCACTTTTTACACCAGCAGAAAAGCAGGAGTACTTTATAAAATTTAATGTTGATGGGCTCCTTAGGGGAGATTACAAAAGCAGAATGGAGGGCTATTCTGTCGGGCGTCAAAATGGCTGGCTTTCAGCCAATGACATAAGAGAACTTGAAGATCTCAATCGTATTCCTGAGGAGCTAGGAGGTGATCTATATCTGATCAATGGCAATATGACCAAGCTTGAAGACGCTGGTGCTTTTGCGAAAAAGACAAGTGGAGAGGAGGCATAACTTTGAAGAAGAAGTTTTGGAACTGGGTCGCCTCTGATGAGGGCAGAACCCTTTATTTAGATGGGGCCATAGCAGAGGAGACTTGGTTTGGCGACGAGGTAACCCCTAAACAGTTTAAATCAGAGCTACTAAGTGGAGAAGGTGACATTACCATTTGGATTAATAGTCCTGGCGGTGATGTTTTTGCAGCAAGTCAAATCTACAATATGCTGATGGACTACAAAGGCAAAGTTACTGTGAAAATTGATGGCATTGCCGCCAGTGCCGCTTCAGTGATTGCAATGGCGGGTGAAGAAGTACTGATTTCACCAACTGGCCTTATGATGATTCATAATCCAATGACTATGGCCTTTGGCGATGCGGAGGAAATGGAGAGAGCCATTGGCATGTTAAGCGAAGTAAAAGAAAGTATTATCAATGCCTATGAGCTAAAAACAGGTCTTTCAAGAGTAAAACTTTCACATTTTATGGACGCAGAAACTTGGTTCAATGCCAAAAAAGCTGTGGAGCTTGGATTTGCAGACGGGATTTTATTCTCAAACTCTAGAACAGACATCCCAAACAGCGAAGGGGTATCTTTCAGCAACATTGCAGTTATAAATTCGCTTATAGACAAACTTCCCAAAAAGGAAACTAAGCAGGTGATAGATATTACACAATTTTACAAGAGACTTGATCTCTTAAGAAAATAAGGAGGCAGACACAATGAATAGAATTTTAGAACTTCGTGAAAAAAGAGCAAAGGTATGGGAGGATGCAAAAGCCTTTCTTGATTCCAAAAGAGGCAAAGATGGCCTTATTTCTCCGGAAGATGCAGCAGTATATGAAAAAATGGAAGATGAAGTGGTTAGTCTTGGCAGGGAAATTGACCGTTTGGAAAGACAAGCAGCTATTGATTTAGAGCTCTCAAAGGCTGTAAATTCACCTCTGACCACAAGACCACACGGAGCGGAGAAAGGGAAAACGGGCAGGGCCAGTGATGAATACAAGGATGCCTTTTGGAGAGCCATGAGAAACAAACACAGCTTTGATGTGCAAAATGCTCTCCAAGTAGGAACAGATTCAGAAGGTGGCTATCTAGTGCCAGATGAATTTGAAAGAACACTGGTGCAGGCCCTTGAAGAAGAGAACATCTTTAGAACTTTAGCAAAGGTGATTACAACATCGTCAGGGGACAGAAAGATTCCGGTTGTCGCATCAAAGGGGACTGCATCATGGGTAGATGAAGAAGGCCTTATCCCGGAATCTGATGATGCATTGGGTCAAGTATCCATTGGCGCATATAAAGTGGCTACCATGATCAAAGTGTCCGAGGAGCTTCTCAATGACAGTGTCTTTAATCTGGAAAGCTATATCGCCAGAGAGTTTGCAAGAAGAATTGGAGCCAAGGAAGAAGAGGCATTCTTTATTGGAGATGGAGTAGGAAAACCAACAGGCATTTTCAATGCCACTGGCGGTGCAGAGCTTGGCATCACTACAGCCAGTGCCACTGCCATTACATTTGACGAGATTATGGATCTTTTTTATTCACTAAGATCTCCATATAGAAAGAATGCAACCTTTGTAATGAATGATGCAACAGTCAAGCTTATCAGAAAACTTAAGGACGGAAATGGCCAATATTTATGGCAGCCTTCTGTGCAGGCGGGACAGCCGGATACTATTCTCAATAGACCGGTTAAAACCTCGAGTTTTGTGCCAACAGTAGAAGCAGGGGCCAAAACCATCGCTTTTGGTGACTTTGGGTATTACTGGGTAGCAGATAGACAAGGTAGATCATTTCAAAGACTGAATGAGCTCTTTGCAGCTACAGGTCAAGTTGGTTTTAGGGCAACACAGCGTGTAGACGGAAAGCTCATTCTTCCTGAAGCCATCAAGGTGCTTAAACAAAAATAGGCGGTGATGAATATGAGCTACAATACTAAGAATCACAAAGAGCAAGGCGGAGAAAGAACCATCATTGAGGGAGAGCTTGTAATCGCAGAAGGCGGCAAGCTCATTTTTAATGATGAGGAATTAAAGCCTGCTGCTTTTCAAGATGCAAGTACAGCTTCTACTGTTGCAGGTGTGGTGGCTGATTTAAATGCACTGATTACAAAGCTTAAAGCAGCTGGTTTAATGGCCAGCGAATAAAGGAGGTGGGCGCATTGATCGTCACACTTGAAGAAACTAAGCTATGGATTAGAGTGGAGCATTCTGATGAAGATGCGCTCATTGAAAGCTTTATATTGGCGGCGGAGGAGTTTGTAGAAGGCATCCTCCGCTTTCCACTAAGTGAATTTGATGGAAATGTTCCAGGGGCTATCAAACACGCTGTTTTCTTTACTGTTTCCAAGTTTTATGAAGATAGAAATGAGCTTGATATGGCAGATTTAAATGATGTCCTTCGGGATCTTCTCTTTTCATACAGAAAGGCGGAGTGGTAATGAAAATAGGGGAGTTTAAGCATCGCATTAATATAGTCAAACCGGTTATAGAAATTAACGAGAATGGATTTGAGGTAAAAACCCATGAGACTTATAAAACGCTGTGGGCAAAGGTTACGAATCTTAATGGCAAGGAGTACTTTGAGGCAGCAGCGCTTCAAAAGGAAAAGATGGTCAAATTCATCTTTAGAGCTGTAAAAGGCATTGATGAAACTATGAAGATTGATTTTGATGGAAAACTCTACGACATCACCTTTATAGACAACATTAAGTATGAGAATAAGTACATGGAAGTCAAAGCGCTGGAGGTGGATGACAGTGGCTAAAATAGAACTTGAGGGGATGCAGGAACTCATTGATAAAGTCAATAAGTTAGGGTCTAAAGGTGATGAAATCAAGAAAAAGGCCCTAGATAAAGCGGGTGAAATGGTAAAACAAACCATGGAGAAAAAAGCAACCAGGTCTAAATCAAGTAAAAGACATATGGCTGATCATATAAAAGTGTCGGATATAGAGCGTAGCAATGGCATTGACTTTGTAAAGGTTGGTCCAGATAAAGGGGATGTATCAGAGTTCTTTTATTCCAAGTTTACAGAATGGGGAACCTCAAAAATCCCTGCACAGCACTGGGCATCTAAATCCGTAAAGGAAAATCAGAAAAAGATTAATGAAGTTATACGAGGCGAACTAGAAAGGGGGCTTAAGGACCTTGATTAACAAGTTAGTGATAGATACATTAAGACCTCTGGGTGTTCCAGTGGGTTTTCAAAAATACTCTGGAAAAGCCAGCACCTATATTACCTTCCACGAGTATTTGGCTTCAGGAGAGGAATTTGAAGAAGATGCAGAAAGCTTTACTGGCCATTACATTCAAGTGGATGTTTGGTCGAAAGAGGACTATGGCATCCTCGTTAAAAACATCAAGGTGAGGCTTCTTGAAGCAGGATTTAAAAGAATCGATGAAGCTGATTTTTATGAAACAGATACTGGTCTTTACCATAAGGGTCTGAGATTTTTTTATTTAGAAGAACAGGAGGTCGCATAAATGGCTAGACAAATTGGTCTTAAGGATATTCACATTGCAATACTAACAAAAGATGATGCTACTGAAGTAGCCTATTCTACCCCGACAAAATTAGAACGAGCAATAAGTGCTAAGATTACACCAAAGATATCCTCAGAAAATATCTATTCTGATGATACGGTTGAAGATGTGATTTCAGCTTTTGAAGGTGTGGATGTGGAGATTGAAACGAATCAGCTATCCCTCGAAAGTAGAGCCAAGCTTCAAGGAGCAAAGGTAGTAAAAGGCGTCTTAATTGAAAGCAAAAACGATATTCCACCAACAGTGGCGCTAGGGTTTAAATCGAAAAAAAGCAACGGAAAATACCGCTTTGTGTGGCTATTGAAAGGGAAGTTTGAGCTTGCTCCAGATGAATACGATACTGAAGGTGAAAAGCCACAGCCTAAAACAGCAAAGCTTAAAGGGACATTCTTTGCAAGAGATTATGACGGAAACTTTAGATTTCTTGCCGATGAGGATGCAGTGGGAATTGATACAAGCATTATAGCTGCTTGGTTTACTGCTGTTCCAGATGAACCAGTACCTACACCATAGAAGGGAGTGACAATATTTGAAAGCAGCTGAACTGAAAAACAAAGGCATTAAATTTATGCTTGGAGACAAAGAGCACGAACTGAAATTCAACATGAACACCTTCTGTGAGCTGGAAGAAATTTATGGGGATTTAAATAAGGCCTTTGACGATTTACAGGCTATGAAAATCAAAGCTATTAGGGCACTAATCTACGCAGCGGTTAAGGCTGATGATGAAAAAGCCACCCTTAAAAGTGTGGGTGAAAAACTGGAGATTCAGGATTTAGAAAGGCTTGGCACTGCCATCAATGAAGCTTTAAGCAAGGCCATGCCGGAGGCAAGTGAAACTATGGGGGAATAGAAAGCTGCTCTAGTTCTAATTGGGACTGGGAGTGGCTTTTTTATTTAGCGACCAATCTTTTAAAAATGTCAGAAGATGAATTTTGGTGTTCTACCCCTAAAAAGCTTCAGGCATTATTTATCGTGTATAAAAAAGTCAATGGCATTGATGATACTGAGTTTGATACCATTGACAACATTCTGTTTTAGGAAGGGGGTGAGAAACTATGAGTGGTACTGCTGTTGTAGCGAGGGTTGGTCTTGATGATAGAGGCTTTCAAGAAGGTGTCCAGAAAATACAGCGAAGTTTAAAGGTGGTTCAAAGTGAATTTGCAGCAGCAAGTTCAAAGCTTGGCGATTTTGGTAAGTCTACTGATGGACTGAAATTAAAAGCCGATAGTTTGAATAAGCAGATGGATTTTCAAAAAGCGAAAATTGCTGCCCTTAGAAAAAGCTATGAAGAAAGTGTAGCCACTAAGGGTGAAGATGCCAAGGCTACAGAGAATTTAAGAATCAAGCTCAATTATGCCATCGCTGATATGAATAAGATGGAAAATGAGCTTGCTGCCATTAATAGACAGATTGAAATTCAAAGTAGCGGCTTTACAAAGCTTGGTAAGAACCTCGAAGGCATTGGCTCAAAGATGAAAGCTGTAGGTGATGGATTTTCAAAGGTTGGAAAGAATCTATCTATGACAGTTACTGCACCGATTGTTGCTGCAGGAACAGGTCTAATGAAGCTTGCTCAGGACTTTGAGTCGGCAAATAACACCATCCGCATCGGAACCGGGGCAACAGGAGAAGCTTTACAAGCATTAAATGACGATTTTAAAGCAGTGTACACTTCTGTAAACACCAATATAAGCGATGCCAGCAAAGTGGTGGCTGACCTTAACACCAGAACCGGACTTTCAGGAGATTCCCTTCAAGATTTATCGACTCAGATGTTAAGGCTTGCCAAAATCACAGGTGAGGATCTAAACACCCTCATTCCTGCTTCTACAAGAATGTTTCAAGATGCAGGGATATCCGCTGAGGATTATGCAGAGGCTCTTGATTACACTTTTAAAGTGAGTCAAAGCACTGGCATTGGTGTAGGAAAGCTTCAACAGTTAATGACTCAGTTTGGTGGTCCCCTTAGACAGATGGGCTTTGATTGGCAAACTGCTGCTGTTATGCTGGGTAAGTTTGAAAAAGAAGGGGTCAATACTGAACTTGTTGTAGGATCCCTAAGAATAGCCCTTGGAAAGATGGCCAGAGAAGGAATTGCAGAACCTAACAAAGCTCTGGCAGAAATGATTACAAGAATCAAAGAAGCAGGAACTGCCGGTGAAGCCAATGCGCTGGCCCTTGAGATGTTTGGCGCTAGAGCTGGACCAGATATGGCGGCAGCCATCAGGGAAGGCAGACTTAATCTAGATGAACTCATTGAAAGCATCAAGGCCAGTCCTGAAACAATTGAAAAGGCTGCAAAAGATACAGAAACCGTAGCAGATAAATTCGCTGTTCTTAAAAATAAGATGGCGGTATCGCTAGAGCCACTAGGTGCAAGACTCATTGATGCAGTGGAAAGAGCTATGCCATCCATTGAAAGGCTGATTGAAAGCATTACTAAAGTCATAGAAAGATTTACGAGTCTTTCCCCTGCTCAGCAGGATATGATCCTTAAAATGGCGCTTATAGCTGCGGCTATTGGCCCTGTGCTCATGGTAGTTGGAAAGCTTATCTCCATTGGAGGTTCTCTGTTTTCTACCCTAGGCTCTATTTTGACAGCGATTGGTGCTGCAGGTGGAGCAAGTGGCGCTCTTGGAGCTGCCTTCACTGCCCTTACGGGGCCAGTGGGTATTGTTGTAGGGTCTATTGCAGGACTGACTGCTGTGTTTGTAGCTTTATATAAAAATAATGAGGACTTTAGAAACAAGGTTAATGAAAACTGGAATGAAGTGAAAGAAATTATTGCTGAGATTATTGAAGTCATTAAAGAACTTTTTTCAGCCTTTATAGACTTTACCATCATCCTATGGGAAAAGTATGGCGAGGATTTGACTAGGATTGTATCTTCTGCCTTTAGCGTCATATCCAGTGTTATCTCCACTTCCCTAAATGCCATTAAAGACATCATTAAAATCATCACTAGCCTCATCAAAGGTGACTGGCAAGGTGTGTGGGATGGGATTAAAAGTCTTACCAGTAATCTATGGAATGGTATCAAAAGCATTATTGAAAGTGTGCTTGGACTTATAAAGAATGTTATCACACTACAATTGAATGCGATTAGAGATTTTATTTCCGGTATTTGGAATGGTCTAAAATCCCTTACTTCTACTGTGTGGAATGGCATTAAAACAGCTATTGAAAAGCCTATCAATGCTGCTAGAGATACGGTGAAAAAAGCAGTGGATGCCATCTTTGGGTTCTTTAAGAACCTCAAAATACCAGAGATTAAAATTCCAAAGATAAAGCTACCTCGCTTTAGTTTAACAGGCTCATTCAGCTTAAATCCGCCAAATGTACCAAAGCTATCTGTTGATTGGTATGCAAAGGGTGGTATTTTTAATGCCCCAAGTATCATCGGTGTTGGTGAGGCAGGAACTGAGGCGGTGCTTCCAATTGATAGGCTGGATGATATTTTGGCAAAGGCACTGGCAAAAGTAGGTGGAAGCACTGGTAGCGGTCTTACTCTTCAAATAGATAATTTTTACAACAACACAGATAAAGACATTGAAAAACTGGCCTATGAACTGCAGTTTTATCTAAATAGAGTCGGTCGAGGGAAAGGAGGCATTTAGCTTGAAGTATTTTACCTTTAAAGGCATCAGTAGTATTGATAAAAACATCACCATAAAGAAAACGCCACCTTTCACCAAACCACGACTTAAGGGTGAAAAAGTCACCATCCCAGGAAGGCATGGCTCCCTATTTTTTTCAGAGGAAAGTTATGATGATGTGCTCATGCCCATTGAGTGCTTTGTAAAATCTGATAATCTAGCAGAAGCTGCAAGAGATATCAAGGGATGGTTAAATGGAGAAGGAAACCTCAGCTTTTCAGAAGATCCAGAGGTGTTTTACAAGGCGAAGGTTGTAAACTACTTTGACATCTCCTATCTCATTAGAAACTACGGAGAGTTTGTTGTTTTAATAGACTTAGAGCCATTTTCATATAAATTAGGGGTTCAGGATTTGATGCTGGTTGAAGGCGGAACGATTCATAATCCTGGAACTTTTGAAAGTCAGCCCATTATAACGGTTTATGGTAGTGGGAATATCACACTTAATATAAATGGAAAACCTATTAGTCTAACAGGTATTAGCGGGAGCATTACGATTGATTCAGTCCTTCAAGATGCCTATAGTGGCTCTAGCAATTTAAATAATCAAATGTCAGGAGATTTCCCAGTATTTAAAGTAGGAGCAAACACTATCTGGTGGAGCGGTGCAGTTTCTTATGTTGTGATTAAACCAAACTGGAGGTATTTGTAATGATTACGGTTTATCATAGCAAGGAAACAAACTTTAATCATAACGGCCTTTCAAAACTCCATGAGTGCATCTCCTGCTTTATCAAAGAAGAATTAAATGGTCTCTACGAATTAGAGCTTGAGCACCCATCAAATACAAAGAAAGCAGCGCATCTTAAAAAGTGGAATATCCTAAAAGTAGAGGGGCAGCTTTTTAGAATTTATAACAGGGAAATCAAAGACGATGGAAAGCAAATTCTAAAAGTATGGGCAAGACATATCAGCTATGATCTTGCTTTTTTCTTTTTAGAAGAAAACATTCTGCCCGCAGGCTCCACCGTTTGGCAGGTGTTAAATGTATTAAAGGCAGGGACTCCTTTTTCCATGAATACAAATATAGCTTATAGTTTTGAGTTTCCAGTGGTATTTAGGGAAATTGATAACTTGTCAGGATTGTTTCAAATGATAGAACTTTATGGTGGTGAGCTAAAAAGAGACAACTTTAATATAGAACTCAACTATCAAATTGGTGAGGATAATGGTGTACTCATCAAATACGGTAAGAACCTACAGGGAATCACTGAAACTATAAATATGGACAGCGTTATTACAAGAATTTACCCTGCAGGAGCTGATGAGATTAGGCTTCCCGAAAAATATATTGACAGTCCATTTATCAATCATTCAGAATATCCACCTTATCCGATTGTCAAGAAGGTCAGCTTTGATGTTTATGATGAATGGACCCTTAGAGCTATAGCGCAGGATTATATCACGAAAGTTGATAAGCCTAAATTCACTTATGAAGTGGATTTTGTGGAACTTGAAAAATCAAGGGAATACAAAAACTATGCTCACCTTCAGAAACTAAAGCTTGGGGATTTGGTTATCGTAAGGCACGAAAGGCTATCCCTTGATGTGAAGCTAAAGGTTTTAAGCTATGAAAAAGATGTCTTAAGAGGGGTTAGCTCCAAAATAACCCTCGGTTCCCCCAAAGACAATTTCATGGACTTTCAGCTCTCTCTTTTAAAAGCTAAAAATACGGTGGACTATGCTTTTAAAAAAGGCAAACTTAACTCTGCTACCTTAAAAGGTTTGAAGATTGTCAATGAAAACACCAATATTACCACATTTGAGATAACGGAAGAAGGCGACACATATATTAATGGAACTGTGGTTATAGGCCCTAAAAGCGTTTTTGAAGAAGGGTACGATCCATCAGAAAAAGCTAATAGAGATGACTTAGGTGCCTTGGCTTATGAAGATGCAGTTGAAAAAGCTATGTTGGGAACTACAATTATTGAAGGTGGCTATTTAAAGACAGGTTTTGTAGATGCCTCCCGGATTGACACCGGCACATTGAATGCCAACCAGGTCAATATCGAAGCCCGGGACGCGGAAAACAACACAGTTATCAAGATAGGCAAGATAGAGCCAGAAGAAGAAAACAAACCGGCTAGATACGGGATTAGAATTACTGGAGACAATGGAGAACTGATGCTGGACGAATACGGGATTGACCCTAGATTTATAAAAGCATTTAAAAATTTAATTTGGAATTCTTCTTTTGAAAGATTTGACCCTGTTACAAAAATCCCGCACTTTTGGTCGGGTGGTGAATCTACAGCTAATTCCAGTTTTGATAGTACTTATTCTATGAAATTAGAAGTTGGTCAAATGAGTGAGCAAACCCAGTCTATTGGCGGTTACAATCCAAGACCAGACCCTGCGTGGTGGGATAACAAAAGGACGAGAGTGTCTTTCTTTAAAAAAGGGGGAGATGTTCAGGTACAGGTCTTTAGTGAATGGGATTGGTCTCCTTATGAGTTAACCCGGGAAGATGGAACCAAAGCTACTTGGTATAACACAGGACATTCAAATAACTGGGATGATGGGAGATATACCTTTTCATTTGAACCTACCAAACCAGGGCGAATTTGGATGAGGTTTACAAACATTGGGGATAGTACAGCATATATTGATGCAGTACAGATGGAGCCAGACTTTAATGGTAAGTATCCATCCTTTTATACCCATGGCCCTTTCTCAATGAGTGCTGAGGAAGTCCCCCTTTCAGACACTTGGCTTGAGTACATCAATGTGCCTTATGCACAGAATATTAGTGTTCAATTTAATCAAAGATATGGTTTGCCACCTACGGTGACAGCGAGCCTGCTTCGAAATAAAAATGCAGCCAATAGTGGTAGTGCTTTTGGAAATTACAACATTTCACCGAATATAGATTTAATCATTGAAGATGTTGGAGGTTATTTATTTTACACAGGAGCACATATCACCTTTGGAGGCTACCCACCATCTACAATAGAAAATGCCTATGTTAGTGTTCAAGTAGTAGGGAGGTTGTAAAGATGGTGACGAAATTCCAACCTGAGTTTATGGAAGTTGAATTCAACTTTTCTGCCATGGCCTCCGTGGTGTCCCTCTCCCCTAATTCTTTGGAGGTAACCGGCCATTTTAGAGCCTATTCCGACTACATTGGACTTACCTTTAACAGCAAAGATTACAGAATGCATGAAGGAGCAAGGTATCCTGAGAGTAAGAATTATGCAGGTGTTTCTTTATCCTTTTCACCTAGTTTTAATGGGAACGTGGCAAGATTCGATGATCTATCCCTTTTACCTGCAATGGCCATTAATTATACAGATGGAACTGAGAAGGTTGTTACATTAGGCTTTCTCTCTAACAGGGCAAGCACTACAGATAAACGCAGTTACTGGACAGGGGAGGTGAGCTTATCCCATAAATGGATAGCTTGGGACAGTGAAACCGTCTATTGGGAGAAATGGGTAGTGGTAGGTTATGAAGATGTCTTTGATAGCGAAGGCAATTACTTATATACCCGTGAAATTACAGAACTTCATACTGGCTATGGTTCAAGAGAATCCGATTATGTTCTGGACTATGCCAATGGAAGGATTGCTCCAGTTGCAGGGAGTGGAATTCCCTATGCAGCTGATATTTGGGTTACTTATGAATATGGCTTGCATCAAACTTATATTATTGATTTTGATAATCTGAAACAAGGAACTCATCCCAATAATTCAACTAATATATCCAGTTCAAATATTGAAAAAGTAGTATTCCCTATTATTCCTAGTTATTATCAACAGGGAAGAAATCAGTTGACTGGAAATTCAGACGAAGTAGTAGTAACTTTTAATGATTGGTCAGTAGTTGGAGGAGATATAGGGAGTTTTCCAACGGCTAAGGTTGCACATCCATTTAGATTAGCCGAGGGTTATGATGATGAATACTACAGAAATCCTTACCGACTAGTACAATCTATGTATCACTTAGGCTATAGGAAAGTCATCAACCTATATGTAGGGGCTTCCCACTATTATGACAAGCTTGGTCCTGCTGGAGCCTCATCCATTGACCACAAGACCCAAACCTTAATCACAAATATTGGCGTATGTACTGCAGCTAAAAAATGGTGTAGATATCTTTTAAAAGCTATGAAAGCATTTGAATTTCAAGATATTATCGTATCTATGTCTATGGAGAATCTTCAGATGCCAGAGTCTTGGAAGCAAAGACTTCATAATGGTGAAGCAGGGCAAACCGGATGGGAGCCACCAACTTCCTTTTTTAGTCCTACTAATACAGAGGTGAGAACCTACTGGGAGAAGGTAGTAAGAGATTATCTGGATATTGTAGTGGAAGAAGGTTTTACGCCCATACTACAGCTTGGAGAGCCTTGGTGGTGGTGGCAGGAATTTCAGCCAGGGAACATCAATATTCCCTATCCAGGCAGACCACCATGCTTTTATGATGATGCCACAAAGAATTTGTATCAGTCAGAAAAAGGAAAGAGCCTTCCTGTATTTACAAGCTCTACAATTTCTCTTACACCAGAAAACTTAGAAGCAATAGAATGGCTTAGAAATAAGCTAGGGGATTTTTCAAACTTTGCAAAGGGTATTGTTAAAAGCTATACAGGTGGAAAATACACGGTGTTATTCTTTCCGCCATCAGTATTAGATGAAAAAAGGGTTTCCGAAGCCATGAGGATTGCCAACTACCCTACGGAGTATTGGGAGCTTGGAAATCTTGATTTTATACAGATAGAAGATTATGACTGGGTAGTTCATGACAATGAAAACCATCCAGATATTTTTGATTTTGCCAGAAACCGCCGACTCAGATATCAGCCCCACAGAACCCACTACTTTGCTGGGTTTGCATGGGAACAGTTTTTACTGCCCATTAATACCCAGTGGGAGCGAATTGAAAAGGCCGCAATTAAAGGTTTATCAGTGGGAATGAAAGAGGTATTTGTATGGGCAGGCACTCAGATTAGAAGGGATAGCTGGAGTCCTAAGATACCAATAAAGTACATTCCAGCAGTAATTAATAGGACGCTTGTTCACATAGAAGAAACCAAATGAAACGGAGGATGATGTAATGGCAATAAGAGCATACGCAAATGGCATGAAGTATATGGGACTATCAACAGATACAAAGCCCACAAGCGCTGACGTAGGTGCTACCCTATTTGAAACAGATACAAAGAGAGAGTTCATCTTTACAGGAGATGGATGGGAACTAAAAAATCAAAAGGCCTACGAGTGGTTAAATCAAGAAATCCCTCCAGGGTCTTTTTTTAGTGCGAGCATCCCATCAGTAGGATTTGACCTTGCCACTGCCTTTGTAGCGGGAACAGGAAGTATTCAGATTTCATTTAGAGTGGCCTTTCCAAACGGAAGTGATTATGCTTGGGATCCACTGGGAACCATGAACAGTGCTTCCATGAGAGCCTCATGCCAAGCCAGTGTTAGCGGCATTGAAATGATAAAGGTTGTGGCTTCAAATACCACTGAAGAAACGGTCACTGCGAACATTTATGTCTACTTAGGGAAAAGATAGGAGGGATTTTAGTGAAAGGATTTATTGAAACAATGCAGATTGTGTTTGCCGTAATCGGTGGTTTTCTTGGGTATATCCTTGGAGGCTGGGATGGCTTTCTATATGCCCTAGTCGCATTTATTGCCCTTGATTACATCACTGGTGTGATGCTGGCAATCGTTGAAAGAAAGCTATCCAGTGAGATTGGTTTTCGAGGAATATTCAAGAAGGTACTCATATTTGTCATGGTAGCAGTTGGGCATATGATTGATTCGAAAATTATAGGAACAGGAAGTGCCATTAGAACGGCAGTTATATTCTTCTACGCATCAAATGAAGGCATTAGCATTTTAGAAAATGCAACAAAACTTGGTCTACCTATACCAGATAAACTAAAAACTGTACTAGAGCAACTGAGCAAGGAGGACCCAAAATGAATTTCAGAAAACTCATTCTAACAGAGAATGCTTGCTACAAGGCAGGCAAAATAATCACACCTAAAGGCATCATGGTGCATTCCACTGGTGCCAATAACCCGAACCTAAAAAGATATGTTGGACCTGATGATGGACTATTAGGAGCAAATCAGTACAACAACCATTGGAATCAGGACAGACCAGACGGAAGACAAGTATGTGTTCATGCTTTCATTGGAAAGCTTAAGAATGGTTCAATTGCCACATATCAAACCCTGCCATGGGATCATAGAGGGTGGCATTCAGGAGGAAGTGCTAATGATACACACATAGGGGTTGAGATTTGCGAGGACAATTTGACTGATGCAAATTATTTTAACAAGGTTTATACCGAAGCCGTAGAGCTATGCGTATACCTTTGTAAGCTTTATGATCTAACCGAAAAAGATATCATTGGCCATTACGAAGGCTACCAAATAGGGATTGCAAGTAATCATGGTGACCCAAGACATTGGTTTTTCAGACATGGTAAAAGCATGGATACATTCCGAGCAGATGTAAAGAAGCTATTAATTGAAGGTGACAAACCGGATACTCAGGAGAAAAAGAAATACTATCGTGTTCAAATCGGTGCATATTCAGTCAAGACCAATGCCGAGGCACAGCTTGCTAGAGTTAAAAAGGCTGGCTTTACTGATGCATACATAAAGTATGATTAACCTATCCAAATAATTACGACCCGAGGAGTGTAAAAACTCTTCGGGTTATTTTTTTTGCCTTTTAGGGGTTCGAATCATCGTGAGTTTTTGCATATAGTTGCAGGAAATTTCCTGCAGAATGGGAGGTTAGATTATATGCAGATTACGAAAATTACAGATAAATCAAGTCGACAAACCACTTTGAAACATAAATCCTTAAGCACTGAAGAACTTCAGCGAGAATTTGATTATTATAGAGCAGAAAAGCTGTTGCATCAAATGCTTGATAAGGGCCTTATTTCAAAGGAAGAGTTCAACAAAATCATGCTATTAAATCGGGAAACTTTCTCACCTGTTTTAGCACGGATAATGCCCAATATTCCTTGATATATAAAGGTTTTAGAGGTAATATGTGACCTACCAAGGAGGAGGTGAGGCGATGAAAAAGATAACGAAAATAGATAGCAACAAGGCTGATTCCTTAATCAGACCAAAGTTGAGAGTAGCTGCTTACTGCCGTGTTTCTACAGACAGCGATGAACAGCTTGTCAGTTTGCAAGTACAAAAGGCTCATTATGAGACCTACATAAAGGCAAATCCAGAATGGGAGTATGTTGGCTTGTATTATGATGAGGGAATTAGTGGCACTAAAAAAGAAAACCGAACGGAACTTCTCAGAATGCTGTCAGATTGTGAAAATAAAAAGATTGACTTAATTATTACAAAGTCCATTAGTAGGTTTGCGAGAAACACTACGGATTGTTTGGAGATGGTTCGTAAACTGTTGGATCTTGGGATTTATATCTATTTTGAGAAAGAGAATATCAATACCCAATCAATGGAAAGTGAATTGATGCTTTCTATATTAAGCGGGCTTGCAGAAAGTGAGTCAATCTCCATTTCGGAAAATAACAAGTGGGCAATTCAAAGGAGATTTCAGAACGGAACTTTTAAGATTTCTTACCCCCCATATGGCTATGACAACATTGATGGTCAATTGGTGGTAAACCCTGAGCAAGCAGAAATTGTGAAGTATATTTTCGCAGAAGTATTATCAGGCAAGGGTACACAGAAAATAGCAGATGATCTTAATCAAAAGGGTATCCCCTCCAAAAGAGGTGGTCGTTGGACTGCTACCACAATTCGAGGAATTCTAAAAAATGAGAAATATACCGGGGATGTTATACTGCAAAAAACCTATACAGATTCCCGTTTTAATAAGCGCACCAATTACGGTGAGAAAAACAGATATTTAATAGAAAATCATCATGAGGCAATTATCAGCCATGAAGTGTTTGAAGCAGTAGAGGCTGCCTTAAATCAAAGGGCAAAAGAAAAGGGAATAGAAAAGTGTAATGATAAGTACCAAAACCGGTATTCTTTCTCCGGAAAAATTATTTGCTCGGAATGTGGTAGCACCTTTAAAAGACGAATTCATTCATCCGGCACAAGAAAATATGTAGCCTGGTGTTGTAGTAAACACTTAAAGCAGATAACCGAATGTTCCATGCAGTTTATTAGAGATGAAGATATAAAGACAGCATTTGTTACTATGATGAACAAGCTGATTTTCGGTAGAAAACTTATTCTACAACCACTATTAGATGCTTTGCGTGGAATGAGCAACTCAGATAACCTTTCAAGAATTCAGGAATTAGAGAAGCAAATTGAAAAAAATGCAGAACAGAGAGAACTGCTTGTAA